GGGCTATGCTTCGGTGTTCGACCGGGTCGATCGCGGCGGCGATGTGGTGCGCGCGGGGGCATTTGCCGCGAGTTTGCGGGTGCGCCGGGCGGTGCCCCTGTTGTGGCAGCACCGGCCCGGCGCGGTGATCGGGACGATCGAGACATTGGCGGAGGATGCGCGCGGGCTGCGCGTCGTGGCGCGGGTGACGGATGGCGTCGCGGCGGGGCTGGTCGCGCGCGGGGCGCTGACCGGATTGTCCTTTGGATATCGGGTGGCGGCGGCGCGCGGGGTTCGTCCGCGCGAGTTGTTGGCGCTCGATCTGGCCGAGGTGAGTTTGGTGGCGATGCCGATGCAGCCGTTGGCGCGGGTGATTGCGGTAGATTTCTTGAAGGAGTGACGGGAATGGAATTTGATGTGGAAGTGAAAGCGGATGCGCTCGACGGGGCGTTCGATGCGGTGCTGGCGGCCGAGGCGGTCGATGAGCTCAAGGCGTCGGTGGCGGCGCTGAAGGCACAGGTGGATGCGCAGACGGTGGCGGCGTCGCGGCTGCCGCTCGACGGAGCGAAGGCGGCCGATCCGGCGCGCGATGCCTTTGTCGAGCGTTACCTGCGGCGCGGGGTCGATGCCGGGGTGGAGATGAAGAGCCTGTCGGGGGCCAGCGGCGGCGAGGGCGGCTATGCGGTGCCGCGCGAGATCGACGGGACGATCGCGGCGACGCTGAAATCGCTGTCGCCGATCCGGTCGATCGCAACCGTCGTGCAGACGGGGTCGAGCGGCTATCGCAAGCTGATCGCGACGGGTGCGATGGGCGCGGGCTGGGTCGGCGAGACCGCAGCGCGGCCCGAGACGGCGACGCGCAGCTTTGCCGAGATCGTGCCGCCGTCGGGCGAGCTTTACGCCAATCCGGCAGCGAGCCAGGCGATGCTGGACGATGCGATGTTCAACGTCGAGGACTGGCTGGCCGACGAGCTGGCGCGCGAATTTGCGGTCGCCGAGGGGGCGGCGTTCGTGAGCGGCAATGGCACGAACCGGCCGAAGGGCATCTTGTCCTATGCGACGACGAACGAGGTCGACGGCGTGCGCGCGTTCGGGACGTTGCAGCATCTGGCGTCGGGGACGGCAGGGGCCTTTCCGGCGGCGAACCCGCAGGACAAGCTGGTCGAGCTGGTCCACAGCCTGCGCGCGCCCTATCGTCAGGGCGCGGTGTGGGTGATGAACAGCGATACGCTGGCGCGCATCCGCAAGTTCAAGACCAGCGACGGGGCGTTTCTGTGGCAGCCGGGGCTGGTCGAGGGGCAGGCGGCGAGCCTGCTGGGCTATCCGGTGGTCGAGGCCGAGGACATGCCCGATGTGGCGGCGAACAGCCTGTCGATCGCCTTCGGCAACTTCCGCGCCGGCTATCTGGTCGCCGACCGCGGCGAGACGCGCATCCTGCGCGACCCGTTCAGCAACAAGCCCTTCGTGCATTTCTATGCTACAAAAAGGGTCGGCGGCGCGGTGATCGACTCGCAGGCCATCAAGCTGATGAAATTCGCCGCCAGCTGACACGGCGCTGGCGTGCGATGGGCGCCCGGTCCCTGTTCCTCTATCCCTTTCGGTAGCGGGGGCCGGCCGCCGATCCAGCCAGCAGATGGGCCATAGCGCACGCCCCCTTTCGCGAAGAGGGAGAGGTGGCGGACACAAATCGGAAGACGAAAGGATGGGCGATGGGGGCGACAAGCCTGCTGCCGGGCGATTCCCCGGTGAGCCTGAACGAAGCGCGCGACTGGTTGCGCATGGGGGCGGCGACCGACGATGCGATCGTCACGGGATTGATCCTCGCGGCGACCGGCATTTGCGAAGCCTTTGTCGGCGCGTGGCTGATGATCCGGGACGTCGAAGAGGTGCTGACGCTGCGGGGCGGGAGCGTGCGGCTGAGCGCGCGTCCGGTGGTGACGATCGGGACCGTCACCCTGCCGGGACCGGAGGAGATGGCGACGGTGGTGGAGGCGGGCGCGTATTGCCTGCGCCGCGATCGCGACGGCACAGGGCGGCTGGCGATCGATCGGGCCGGGGACGGCGCGCAGCTGCGCGTCGCCTATCGCGCCGGGATCGCCGAGGATGCGGGCGCCGTCCCCGAAGCCATCCGCCACGGCATTCTGCGCATGGTCCGGCATCTGCACGATGCGCGCGACGGGGAGGGCGCGCCGCCGCCGGCCGCGATCGCGGCGCTCTGGCACCCCTGGCGGCAGATCACGCTGGGAGGCGCGCGATGACCGGCGCCGAACAGGCGGTGCGCGGCAGGGCGTTGGCATTGCTGGCGGCCGATGGCGCGCTGGCCGGGCTGGTTCATGGCGTCTTCGACGGCGTCCCGGCGCGGGCGAGCGCGCCCTATGTGGCGGTGGGGGCCGCCGAAGGGGTTGATTGGGGAACCAAGGACCGGACCGGACGCGAGGTCCGCCTGACGCTGACACTGACGGGCGTGGGGGGCGCGGTCGACGATCGGGCGTCCGCGCGTATTGCGGCGGTGGCGCCGATGATGCGAGGGGCCGCCGATGGCTGGTCGGTCGTGAGCGCGCGGGTGATCCGGACGCGCTTCGCCTTCGGGCGCGATGGCGGCTGGCGGCACGAAACCATCTGGCGCTGCCGCTGTCTGATGGCGTGAGGTTTTTCGGTCGCGTGCAGTGTGCACAAGCGCCGGTTGCAACCCGTCCCAAGCCCCGGCTTTCGCCGGGGAGCCATAGAGGGAACGGGAAGGACGCCGGCGGCGATCAGTCGCCAGGCATCGTGTTGGTGTCGGCGTAATCCTTATATTTGTCGACGAAATTGGCGTGATAATCGTCGACCTGCATGTCGGCGTCCTCGGATGCGACCTTTTCGGAATCGCCGCCCGAGCGGCTGAACGCGATCACCGCGCCCCGAAAGGCGGCGCGTTCGTCGTTGCAGATCGATTTGACCGCCACTTCGAATTCGCCGGCCGGCATTTTGGCCTCCAGCGACTTCTTCACATTGTCGCGGAGGCACTTGGTGAAGGCGGCGCGCGTCGTGTCGACCGTTGCGGTCGGCGCGGGCGCCATGGCGGCCAGCAATATTGTCGTGATCAGCATCCTGCGACTCCCCGTTAACGCATGATTTTTCAGGTGAGGAGAATAGACGATGGCGATTGAAAATGGGAGCGCTTTTCTGCTCAAAATCGGTGATGGCGCGGTGCCGCCCGCCTATCGCACCGTTGCGGGGCTGCGCACGACCCAATTGTCGGTCAATGGCGAGGCGGTCAATGTCACGACAAAGGATTCGGGCGGCTGGCGCGAGCTGTTGTCGGGCGCCGGGGTGCGTTCGGTTTCGGTGAGCGCAGCGGGCATTTTTACCGGGTCCGATGCCGAAGTGCGGCTGCGCGGTCATGCGCTGGCGGGCGCGATCGACGCCTATGAACTGAGTTTCGAAAGCGGCGAGCGGATGCAGGGGCGGTTCCTGGTCACGCGGCTCGATTATGCCGGCGATTATAATGGCGAGCGCAATTATACGCTGAACCTGGAATCAAGCGGCGCGGTGGTCAGCCTGTGAGCGGGGCCAACGCCTTGCGCGGGGAGGCCGAACTGCGCGTCGGAGGGGCGGTGCTGGTGCTGCGCCCGAGCTTTGCCGCACTGGTCGCGGCGGAAGCGGAGCTGGGGCCGTTGTTCGCGCTGGTCGAGCGCGCCGCCGACGGGCGGCTGGGGCTGGGCGAGATGGCCTGCCTGTTCTGGCATTGTGTCCGCGACCGCGCGGAGGGGCTGACGCGCGAGGCGGTGGGCGAGGCGGTGGTCGCGGCGGGACTGGCGGCGGTGACCCCGGCGCTGCGCGTGCTGCTGGGGCAGATTTTGCAGGGGCGGTGAGGTGGCGCGCGAGGTTGCGGACGGACGCTTCGCCCTCCCCGCTGCCACTAGCGAGCAAGCTCGCAAGTCTCGCCGCCCCTCCCGCGAGCGAGAGGGCTTTTTTGGGGATGCTGCGCTTGGGTTGCTTGGGGTGATGGCGCGGGTCGCGGGGTGGCGGCCGACGGAGTTTTGGGCGGCGACGCCGGCCGATGTGGCGGCGGTGCTGGCGGGCTGGAGCGATGAGCACGGCGAAGCGCCGCTGGGCCGGCATGGGCTGGCGGCGATGATGGAGGCATTTCCCGATGGATGAGATCGACGAGATGGTGGTGGCGGTCCGTGCCGACACCGGGGCGTTTCGCCGCGACATTGCGGTATTGCGCGCCGAGCTGGGCGGCGGGCTGACGACCGCCGCCGATGCGGCGGGGCGCGGGATCGAGCGGGCGTTGAACCGCGCGATCATATCCGGGAAGCTGGGGTTCGAGGATCTGAAGCGGATCGCGCTGTCGGTCATGGCCGATATTGCGCGCGCGGCGATTTCGAACGGGATCGGCGCGGCGATGGGCGGAAGCGGCGGATCGGGCGGCGGCGGTGGATTGCTGCAGCTGGGGATGAGCCTGGCGACGGCGCTGTTCGGCGCGCCCGGCCGCGCGACCGGCGGGCCGGTGAGCGCGGGGCGCGCCTATCGCGTCGGCGAACGCGGCCCCGAGCTGTTCGTGCCGACCGCGAGCGGGCGGATCGAAGCCGCAGGCGGGACGGTGCGCAACATCGCGATCACGGTGAATGTGCGCGGTGAGACGGGAAGCGACCCGCAGCGGCTGGCACAGACGGGGCGGCAGCTGGCGCGCGCGGTGCGGCGTGCGGTTGCGGTGGAGGATTAGGGAGGAGTGGTGTGGTGGACGATTCGGATTTCGGGCACGACCCGATTGCTCCCCTCCCGCTTGCGGGAGGGGTTGGGGGTGGGCTTGTGACGGTGCATTTGCCCACCCCGCTGCGACTAGGGCGCACGCGCCCAAGTCTCGCTGCCCCTCCCGCAAGCGGGCGGGGAGGGTATGCCTGATGGGCTGGGCGTTGGCGGCGGCCGAGCCGCATCATCGCAAGGGGTGGCTGAAACGCTTTGACCCGCGTTACTGGACGGTCGATTTTGCGCGTCCGATGATGGCGAGCGTCGTGAGCGAGACGCCGGGGATGCTGCGCGTCGAGGCGGTGTTTTACCGGAAGCAGGATCTGGCGGGGCTGATCTGGGAGAGCGAGGACCGCTGGGATCATCCTTTGCTCGCCTATGAGACGCGGCGCGATTTTCGCCGCACGCAGCTGAAATTTCGCTGGCGGTCGGGCGGAATGAAGCCGCTCGACGCGCTGCACGGGCCGACGTTGACGATCGA